GGCCGGCAATCGGGATGACGCCCACGCCGTCGACGATGTACGGCGCAGGGGCAACGCCGAAGATCTGGGCGAGCATGTCGGAGAAGCCGAACTTCTCGGCCATGACCGCGAAGTCTTGGGCCTTGGACGGGTCGATGAGCATCGGCTCACGGCCCTTGAGTGCATGGGAGAGGAAGCGGGTCATTTCTTTTCGTTAAGGTTGGTGCCGGGGAGCGGTTCAGCCTGGTCGACTTGGGCGACCGTGCCGAGCGGGGTGTTCGTCGGGCGGAAGAGCAGCTCGAAGGGAATGCCGTACTGGCGGGCGAGGTTCTGGATGTGCGCCATGTCGGCGGCGCGCTTCTCCATCTCGGAGCGGAAGTCGAGGCCGCGCTGGCCGTAGAGCTCAGACATGGACATAAGGCCCATCTCGATGTCTGCCCGGTCGTTAGCGGCCTCACGGCCAGCGTCTACGGTGACAGACTTCGGGGTCGTCCAGGAAGCAGCCCACCAGCGGGGGTCGTCAGGGATCTCGCCCTTGGCGATGCCGTCGGCGATGATGTATTCCCAAGTCGGTTGGCAGAAGGACTCGATGATGACGTTCTGATACTTGCCGAAGACCCGGGCGGACTTGGCGGTCACGAGGCGAACACCAGCTCCGCCGGCGGCGGTGACGTCCTTAACGAACTCGTAAGGCAGCACGGAGCAAATGTCTTTCTCCAGCGCCGCGAGGAAGCCGACGAAGGTGCTGTTCGGGCGCTTGCTCTCGAAGGACTCGAAGGAGTCAGAGGCCTCGAGCACGATGGCCTTGCCGCCCATCTGGCTTGCGATGTTCTCGGCGGAGTTGTGGTTCGACGCGATCTCGGAGGCCGCATCGTCGTCGAGGAAGCCAGACCCCTTCTTGATTACACGAGTCGTATCCCCGTTGTCTTTCACTGCACGTCGCTCCAATTCCAGGATTTCCTTTACGTCCTGGATACTCGAGAGGCTAGACTGCAGCACTGGTACTCCGCGAGACCCGGAGGTCGTCTCAGTGTCGATGACGTGCATGACGGACTGGGCCTCAATTTTCTTCGAGGAGCCGTCGGCCTTGTACACGTTGTAGTAAATCGGCTCGTAGTACTTGCCGAAGCCGATGCCGTCCCAGCAATCGGAAGGGGTGTCGGCGTCGGTAGGGTCGCCCACGCGGTGCGCCTCAATGGTCTGGATCTGCGCACGATCGCCGTTGACGACCTTCAGGGCGAAGGCGTCGCCGTCACGGATAAGCGCACGGATGAGGATGGACTGACACTGGTAGAAGGACTTGCCGGAGACGTCGATGCGCTTGGACTGGCGGGCGAAGTACTCCTCATACAGGCGGGAGGTCTCAGGGTTGTCAGCGTGGGCCTGCGGCTTGATGCCGTCTCCGACGACGTAGATGCAGAGGTCGTTCAGGATCTGGCGGAACAGCGCGGACTCCCGCTCGGCCCAGCGACACTTCTTGACCATCTCGTTGCGATCCCAGGGCGAGAGGTCGCGACGCATATCATCCGGCTGCGGAGCGTAGATGACGCGGCGGGCGTACGTCTGGACGGTCGAGCCCCACTGGTTCCCGCTGTACTGATTGTTGAACGTCGGCCCGGACGTAGACGCGGCCTGAGGCGCGGTCGTCTGCTTCTTCCTCGCGGAAGTCTTGGCGGGCTTCGTGTCTTTCTTGCGGGGGGCCATAGATTATTCGTAACGATTGTCCCAGCGGGAGTAGATCATCGTGTTACGGCGACCATACTTGCGCGGGTCGAGGCGGGACAGGGCAAACATCGCTTCGTTAAGCATCTCCTTAGGAGGCAAAGCGAACTGCTTGGTGGCCGAGGAGCCGGAGTCGGAGTAGGACATCAGGGTCTTGCCGTCCATGATAAGCGAAAGAGCCTTCGCTTTAAGGTCGAGAAGCTCGCATTCCGTCAGGCCGATGAAGATTCCTTGTGCCATTTAATCTTGCGGTAATTGGCAACGAAGGGGGCGGCGACGCCCATATCCACGCCACGAGCTCTTCTTCCCGCAACTATCGGCGCCGCCGCTTGAGGAAAGTGTCCCCGGGTTCACGCGGAAGGCAAGTCGGTTTCGGTGCTTTCCTTGCCTACGATGCCCCAGCGGACGGCCGCCAGGAGGCCGAGGAGTTCGCAGTCGAAAGCATGGTTGTCCTTCTTGCCCTGCGGCAGGAGCCACTGAGGCTTACCCGTGCGCCTATCCTTCACGCGGACTTCGGCGTTGATCTGGTCGACGTAGTCCTGACCAGCGTCGAGGGAGTAGGTGAATACTTTCCGAGAGCGTAGGCCGTGCAGGAGGTCTTTGCCGGCGAGGTTCGACCAGACGATCAGGACGGCCCGCGTCTGGAGACCGGGCACCATGATGGTCTGCTTATCCGAATAGAATCGGCGGGTGGTCTTCCCGTCTTTGGCCGTGACGCTGAAGTCTTCGTTGCCCGACCCCTTCGCACACTTCCAGCCACGGGCCGCGGTCTGACGATATACGTCAGTCGCCTGGTCTCCCGCATCGACCATGACCATGGCCTGATGGACTTGGTGTTTCTTCACGAAGGCCTCCAGGTCGTTCCATGTGTCAATCTTCGCGAAGGCCTTCAGGCGGCTGTGCCCGGTGCGACTCCAGCGGCGGATGACGCAATAAAAGAAACCTCGCTGCACGTCGATGCCGGCGGTGCGGAACGGGAACGAACCTTCCGGCGCTCCCTCTCGGTCGACCACCCTGCCCTTAGGGGTGATGACTGACTCGCCGTCCCAGTCGTCGGTCATGTTGTAGTTCGCGGCCTGGGCGATGTTCACGATCTCTCCGCCCTCTTCCGCCCAAGGTAGGGCGAGCCTCTTCTGTTTGAATTGGCGGCGGGCGTCCTCGTCTCCGTAGATGTCAGCCGCCTCCTTCGCCTTGATCATCATCACTGCCAGTTCGCCCCAGCTCATCGTCGCAAGGCTGTTCCAATGCAGGCCGATGTGCCCGGAGTTCGCGGCCGATGCCGTAGCCACAAAGGCACCACGTCGGTTCGCTTCGAGGCGGGTCGCATTATTGTCGGGGAGCCGCTCCTGGCATGAGGCGCATTCGTAGGTCGTGCCGGTGCTGACCATCTGCAAATCCCATGAGCCCGTCGTCTTGGCCGAGTCTGGGAATCTGACCTGTTCCCATAACCAGGGCTGGAGCGTGTCGCATCGGACACACCTGAAGTTCCAATCACGCTGATCGGTCGTCTCGTGCAGCTGATGGAACTCCTGACCAGCCCGACCGCCCTGCGACATGAAGATGCGTTTGCCCATCCAGCCGAACGCGGTCACGCGTGCGCTCAGTTCGGCAAGGTGCCCGCTCGGGGCCATCCAGCATTCATCTGCAATTGTATATCGAAGCGAAAGGCGCTGAAGGTTCGCCTCGTTCCACAGGCCGCGGCAGTAGAGCGTCATGCGGTCGAAGTCCGTCGTCGTCGAGCGATCCATGTCGTCGACCGAGATGCGGGCCTTCACCGGCGGGCAGTTGTTCCACACTGGCCGCATGTAGCGCAGGGCGAAGTCCTTAGATTCCGAATCCGTGCTTTGGAATACCGCGGTCGGGCCGGGAGCGTTCGCGATTATGTGACAGGTGAACAGGCGGGCGAAGAGGGACTTGCCCGACTGGATGCTGGCGAGGACGGTGAGCATCCGCGTCTCAGGGTCGGCCGCGATGCGTAGGGCTTCCGCGATCCACGGCGTGCGCTCCGAACGGAACGGCCCGGGCATCGGCGAGTCGGGGATGGCGAGCACGTTCTCCTCCAGCCACTCGACCACGTCGCCCGAGTCCGACGGCTTCAGCACGTCACGGCCTACGCGGAGCAGGTCGGTCTTATTCATAAAGCCCTGCCTCCTTGAGCAGACGATACAGCTCGTCGGACAACTCCGACCACTTCCTCGGCTTGCGCTTGAACGGACGCGACGGCTTCGGCATCGGCTTGCGCCTGGGCTTGGGCTTACGCTTCGTCATCGTTCGCGGATAGGTCGGCCTTCGTCTTGCGTACCCAGGCCTCGAGAGTCTTCACGGCCTTCGCCGGATTCTCGGGGTTGCATCCTTCGGCCACGTCCAGGGCGAGTTTGTCGAGGCGGTTCACGACCTCGCCCATCAGTTGACGCATGGCCTCCGTCGCTTCCTTCGCGGCGATGTAGTCCTTTGCCAGGATGAGCCGACGCTCCTGCTCTTCCTCGAGGGCGACGAGGGTCTTGAGGCTCTGGTTGTAAGCGGTTTGATACTTCCCTTGGTTCGGGTCTCCGCCCTCCATCGACGCAAGCCACACGCCGCGGGCCCGACCCACGAGCGCCCGGTGTTCGCTGATCGTATCGGAGAGCGTGCCGTCGTCGAGCTGCGCCGGTGCGGCCTTCGGCGCCTTCGCCTTGCGCTGCTCTTCGCGTTGAGCCCGCCATGCCAGGGCGGCTTCGACCGAGTCCGTGGGAAGGCCTTCGCGTTTGAGCACGCTCACGCGCTGCGGAGTGATGCCGAGCGCCGTGCCGATCTCGAGGTTGCTGAGTTTACGCGTCATGGCCGAGTGCTGGAGTTCCCCCGTTTGCTGTTTTGGTCAAAACCCTCTTTTGCCCTCGTAAAAGTAGAGGGCAGGTGCCGTCCAA